GGGAGAAGATGAAAGAGAGGAATCTTGCATTTCACAACCCAAACGACGGAGAGTGGTCAGTTTGGACTAAAGGTGGATACCATTTCATTTCAGATCAACAATTTGAGGAAGCAGCAGAAGCTTTTAAGCAGAAGCTTGCAAAATCACATGGAATCGATCAGCGCGATATCGTGCTCCGTCAGGAGTATGAGTCTGACGATGATGATGATTCTCTGGATATGGAAAATGATGAGGACCTACAAGCACCTCCAACTCGTATGACACGCAAAGGTAAAGGCGTGAAGGAATCAACCTTATGCGAGAAGGAACAACCAGTTCAAAAGAAGGTAACTTTTGTTGAACAAAAATCGCCGGAGGTGGAAACCCCACCTCAACCGAAAGCGGAACCAGTAGTAGTGGAAACAGTTGTAATTAAGACACCAGAAGTACCGACGTTAGTCGCGGAAACTACTGTCTTAGGATTAACTCCTGAAGTACCAAAGAAAGTTCTGCCTGAAACTCCCAATCCATTGGAAGGATTGGAGAAGAAATTGCTTGAAGCAATTACGGCGTTGGAGAAGAAAGTTGAAGAACGTCAGAAAGTTTTTCTCCAGGGCTTGAAGTCGTCGATCCAAGCTCAATCCAAAGACGAGAATGGTTCGAAGAAGACAAGGACTCGCGGCAAAAACAAGTCCACCTCGGATCAAGAACCATCCAAGAAGACGAAAGCCTCCTCTGCGGGAGAGAAGAAGTCAAACTAAAATATTCATATCCTCCAAATGAATATCAAGCCGAAATTGACTCTTTTAATCTTCAATCTGACAAATTCAATACCACGGAACCACCAAATAAGGGAATGCGCGATGCTATTTTAGATCGTGCGGAAAAACTATATGAATTCTCTAAGTGGCAAGTACGTGAAGACTTCCTTTCAGACCAGCACATCTCAGATATTTTTGAAACTATTTGCAACAAGAATGGCGATAAATCACCAGGTGCCGTGTTAATGCGAGAAGGTTACACCTCCAACAAGCAAGCGATTGACTCCATAGGAAAAGAAGCGATTATTTATCGTGTTCGTTCTCGTGTCGAGCGATTGATGGCATGCGACCCAAATGACGTTGTCAGTTGGCAAACTGCTCGATATCTCGCTGATCCTGTACGCATTTTCATCAAGTATGAACCCCACACTCGCAAGAAGGTGGATCAGAAGCGATGGAGAATCATTTGGGGAGTGAGTCTCATTGATCAAATCATTGATCGACTCCTTTCCACTGAAGTCGTACAAGCTTCTATCGATAATTCCTATCGCCAGGT